CATATTATTTAATTCCAATCATTCTTTCTATAAACAATATCTGATACTATATTTTTTGTTTCTTTTATGAAAGGTCTTCCGATAGCTATATCTGGTGGTAAAACAAATATTTCAGAACAAGATTCAGGATCAACGCAGTTACCTGTATTATTGTCCCACCAAAGACCATGAGGACATTGATAACCGACATTACACATCATATTACAAATCATTGGTTCAGGAGAACCACAAATAGCGGGACAACTTGTTCCGCATTCCGTCCAAACTTGATTACCACAATCATTCCCTAATACACAAGTGGGTTCAATCGGTAATGGATCTTCCGGATAAACTACAGCATTACATTCTGTACCATAATTAGAAAGAACTCCTAAGATATCATTTACATCAACCTGTCCATTCATATCAATATCTTCACTGATATCTCCCTCCAAACCAAAGTTAGAAAGAACACCTAACAGATCATTAACATCAACTGTTAAATTATTATCGGTATCTCCTATACATAATTCTTGTGAATAGATATTCTCATATTGAGAAAAAAAACTCATTGCAATTGTAATTAATTTTAACATATTTATAATACTAATATATAATAATCTAATCTTTAATTTCTTTTGGCTTTTTCATAATTTTAGGTGGTGACCCACCTGAATACGATGTAGATACTTTCAAATATGCTTCTCGGTTTTTTTTATAAACTTTATACATGCTGTTTAATGTGGTATAAGTTTCAGGGATAAAAGAATATATCAATTTAATATGATTCATATCTTTAAAATCTATCTTGGTATAGTCAATAGTTAACCAGAGGTGTTGGGGTGGTTCGGGTGGGTCCATATATCTTCTGTATATTTTCATTTAATATACTTTATTATAAGAAGGAAATTAATCAAATTTTTATAATTTATGAATATCGGTATATCACATATTTTTTCTCCTTAAAATTTGATATTTATTTACATTAATAAATCATTACATGTTTAAATTGGTAGCTATATTATATATATTCATCAATGCTTATGATACTATATTATTACAAAAGGATGCCCCTATTAGAAATATGAAAGAATTTATTGAAAATCAACAACATAGAGAAGATCAATTAAGAATTCACTGTAATCTAAATAATTATGTGATTCAACCAAAGAAAAATATTTATGAAACAGTTTATGATGACATGAAAGAATATATTACAACTGGCATCGAGGAAAATATATACCCTGTATTATATGATAAACCAATAAAATGTGAAACTTATAATAAATTCATTAAGAATAGTCAAATGGAAAAAAATATAAATAAAAAAATATATTTTAATGATAAATTATTCATCTTAAAAAATAATAATCCGATGCGTTGGACATTAGAAATAGATGATTTACAATTAGAAATTAATAATATACAACCTAGTTCATGAGTTCTTCAATATATAAGTCGGTATTGTCTCTAAAATTTAATGTCCGTTTACTATAACCGCTCCTCAAAACTCCATCACACCAAATTTCTATGAGTAGATAAGGTGTTTCTTGTGGTGGGGGTTCTTCCCCAATTCCATAGGGGGGTTCTTCCCAGTCTTCATATATTTCAAAATCGTCTAAATGTTCTCTAATTTCTGCTCTACTTAAATATCCTCTAAAATCACCACCTTCTATATCATCATTAAAGATAAGATTAACACATTTCACCTTTAAAGGTAATTCTAAATCTATGTCTTCGCATATTGTTCTCCCTTCATATTCTCTCACTGGATATTTTTTCCGAATGAATCCTGGAATGAAATATCTAATTGATTGAACTAATTCGCATGACGTTCTCCATTCGATATTGTTGAATGGTAGACTACAAGTAATCGGAACCCGATTATTCATCTCGTGAAATTTTCTCTGTTTTGATAGTTCTTTTGTCTGCGCCCACCTTTTTTCTCGTGTCATCCTCAGTGATTCATGGAATAATCTAGCTTCTTCAAATGTGAAGTTGTTGTGGATAGGTTTTGAAATTGATAATAAATACCGAATAATTTCGGGATCATGCAAGATTTGAAGGAAGATAAATGCGACTTCTTCAGACCAAGACATCTTTCATATATTTATGTAATTGATTAAAAGATAATCAAGGGGATCAAATTTTATTATTAATACGAATAGTAAATCTTCTTTTAAAAGAAGAAAATTTGATTTTAAAATGATGTGTATTCATAAAACAATTTAAAAAGGGGATTTAAAGTTCTGAAATGTCATCTCAAGTAACTCAGTGTTATGGTGGGTTTGGTCGCTTTTGCCGCTATGCGAATGCGATAACCCGAGTGACACAGGATGACGCGACGGAAGAGATGAGGATTATGCCGAAGAGTGGTCTTAGTGCTCTAACTCTGCGATCTTTTATTGATCGGTGGAGTGAAGAGTTGACTCAGTATTATGATTCTGACTTTGGTTCTACTTTTACTGGTCTTCAACCATTAGATTATTGTCCCGGTTCGTTTGTAAAAGGGTATGAACAGAGTAAGCAGATAGATGATTGCGAGTTTGGAGATACAGTTGTGTTTGTGCTAGCAGATTTGGCCACGAACATAGATCCAACATGGGTTCCACCTCACATTCAGAAGAGGTGTAAAAGGGCAGGTAAGTTGCGGCGAAAGAAGCTTAGGCATCAGTGGGCATATGAAAATCCAATGAATCGCATCCATGGATTCCTTGTGATGAAAGAAGTTACAAACGAACAACACAAGCAGGTAACTATGTGTATTGATACAATCTGTTCCACATACTTTACAACCAAGAAGGGTATTGGGTCTGATTTAATGGAGTTAGCAAAAGATTTTTCCAAGGAGGTCGGGGCATTTGACATCGTATTGGAGGTAGCGAACGAATTTTCAGCGAATGGTTTTACCGATGAAGATATGGAAATTGAATCCGAGACAGATGAAGAATCTGAATCAGATGAAGATGGAGATGATGAAGATGATGAAGAAGATGATGAAGAAGATTGCCAAGAGATATGGTATCCAGATGATGATGCGATGAATATTATTTCTGAAGAACTATGGAAGAAATGTATGAGAAGGGGATCAGATGGACAAAATGTTTACTACAACCTTGATCAGGAATATATTGAGGCAGGATTATGGAATTATTTGCATTGTGCCCATGAAACAGAAGATACTTCAGAGTTATGGAAAGGAACAGAAAAGCGAATCATCACAGATAAAGATGATCCTCAAGATACAGAATATGGTGGATATTGGTATTTGAAAGGTAGGCGTAGTCAAGAGAAGTTAATGAAATTTTACGAGATGTTCGGTTTCAAAGAAGATCCCCAAGTCCATATAGATTGGTGTATGTTCAGTGCAATACCCTATCCAACCATGCGCTTATCTCTTGAATAGATTAAATCATTCATTATAATTATTTTTTATATCATAAAAAATTTTTTTGTCTTTTAGTCTAACTATTTTCTATATTTTTGTATTTTTCTCTATATATTTTCTTTTTTTGATTTTACAAATATAGTCGGTCCATTGCAGCAGCCATCCCACCATCCACTTCAAAGTTTGTTTTGAGGCAGTCGGAGTAGTATACCGCAGTGTAGTTGGGATAGTATCCCACAAAGCGAATAAATTTACTTGGAGGAGGCATGATACCAACGATTTTGCCGACCCTCCAATGATATCTCCCATCGCTTTCAATGATCTCAGCGCAGAGATGGACGCCGATGAACTCTCTACGCGTCTTCCCGGTGATGTTGGTGAGATGTCTCAGAGCTCCTCCTGGGATGAATACTTCTCCGTATTCTGAAGAAGCCACACCGTACTTGTCGCCTACCTTGGTAACCTTGATGTCAACGTTCTTTTCCTCGCTGGAGAAGGAGAAAGATTCTTCATATCCGACCCCTCTGTAGTCTCCGTCGCGCCTTGTCTCCATCGTTTCAGTGATCGGGGTGAGTATCCCGCGCCCACGAATGCCTAGAGGGGTGTCGCTTGTCCACCCCATCTTGAACATCATAGAGTATCCTTTGGGGAGTGTTGTCGCCAAGATGTCGGTAGTCTTCGCGCAAGCGGTCATGCTGTAGGTCGGGTTGAAGCTGTTGAGAGTGTTGTAAGCTGTGTAAGTGGTGACTAGTTACCCAGTCAAGTTGGTTGTTATGCTAATGAAATAATAATTATCCCTAAATCAAATTTATGAACTCGCAAAAAAATTTCGCTTGAATGAAAATACTAAAGTGATTAGTTGAATCATAAAAAATATTTTTTGTCTTTAGTCTAACTATTTTCTATATTTTTGTTTTGTTTTCGCTATATATTTTCTTTTTTTTGTGTTTTGCATTTATTCTAATGAGTAACCCTTGTTGTGGAGGTATACACATGTCCATCGGAAGGAGTTTGGTTTCTTTCCTGGTGCGCCTTCTACATCTTGGAGCGCAATGTCCATCTCATAGATGCCACAGAAGTCTTTGAGATACTCGGTTATCTTCTGAGGGATGTAGACATCGCCGTAGGGTGTGCTACCAAAGGCGTAGTATCTACCGCCCTCGGCCCAGTTAAGCGTGTGAACATACACTTCCACCCTGTAGCGCTCTTTGATGTAGGAGTTGAGGAGTTCTGTGTCCGAGAGGCCATCACAACGCTGGAGCTCCCCGTATTCGCCGGACCACTTTGGGTGTTCACCTTCCAAGTCTTTGTTCCAAGCGAGAAGCTTGTGCCTGTTGTAATCCTTGAGTGATTCTTGATACTGCTTTGAGTTGATCCACTCTTCGTAGTCGGCATCTTCCTCGGCCTCGTCGAGAGCTATTCTGATATCCCATGGTGCGGGAAGACCGTATTCGCAACCTAGTGTGAACCACAGGGAAGGTACGCGAGCCGCGCGAACTGCGATAGCATTATCTTGCCAGATGCTTTCACTGCGGATACGGATGGATTCCAGCAAAGTGAAGGTTGAATCCATCTCCGACTGTATCTTGCGACGGTACTCCTCGTCAGCCTCGTAGAGCATCTCTTTGAATGCGGCGATGCCCTCCGCCGAGATGTGGTTGATGTCGGTGACGCCCTGGCTCGGGATCAACGTGATCTCCAGTTCCCCCAATCCATCCAGAGATGTCGGGTCAGGGATGGTGAAGGTCTGAAGAACCCCCGGCGGGTAGACTGGGCAAGCGGCCATGCTGGAGAGGTTGTAGTGGGGGGAGAGTGTTGTAAGCTGTGTAGGCGGTGACTAGTTACCCAGTCAAGTTGGTTGTTATGCTAATGAAATAAGAATTATCCTTAAATCAAATTTATGAACTCGCAAAAAAAATTTTTTCTCAAAACATGATATTTATAAATCGTATATTATTGATTATCTAGAGATAGTTGTATGGCTAACATAAGTCTGGCATCGTCTTCTTCATTTGATTCGTCATCGCCTTCATCTGGAGCAATGGGGTTATTATGAACATTTAAATGTTCTGTATTTAGAATTCTGACAGCGTGTGATCCGAGAACACCTCTTTCCCATTCATCATAATGATCCCGGGTAATTGTTAATTTTGTATTAAGGTCAAATACAGCTGATGGTCTTGTCCATATATCTCTACCTAGATTCCCTAGAAAACTATTTCTCATAACTCTAAAGAATTGTTCACATTCATCTGATTCATGTGCAAAACTAAACCAATGGCCAATATATGCTCTTACGGATACACTTTCTCCTGGTTTTATAGAATATTCGGTGCCGAACCCATCACATTCAAGTGTGTTTGGTCTTATTTTCAACCATTTATAGTGAATTATTTCTTTACTGGTGTTAGCTAAGTTTATTCTAATTGCTCTTCGCATATGTTCGGGTACAATTTGATAAGTAGATTTTATTGTTTTATCTGGTGTTAATTTATATTTCATTAGTGAAGTATCATATTTTAGTGTTCCTTTATAGGTGATAATACCTCTCCCACAAAATCCTCTCCATATAGATTGTATCTTAGTTGCTGCTTGAATACGCTTTTCTAAGTTAGGTCTAATATGTTCTCTAAATCTAGATTGAATAATGCGAATGCGACTAATAACTATTTCCGGATTTTCATCAAGACTTCTACGAAAATTTTCAGACAGATTAGCGTTAAATTCTTCTGCTTCTCTAGATAGTTCATCAATGATAGATATTTCATTATCTTGAAAGTTAATGCCAGCATCGGTGGCAGAAGGTAAGAATCTATTACGGATACTATTTGGAACTGAAAGAAATACAGAAGGTGAAGATGGTCCATCTGGAAATTCAATATCATCAATCATGTCCCATACCCAAGCACCATGATCTTCGGGTAAAGCACCGATCTGCTTTATTTTCTTAAAGATAAAATCTAGTTTGAGACAGCGTCCCATCCATACTTCGGAGTCATTCCTTTCTTTGTATCTAGTAAACTCTCTATTGAGTCCATCAAACCTGCGTTGTAAAGCATCATACCTACCATCTTTGTATATTAAATCATCATTTAGATTATCAATGGCATTTTGCTTTTGTTGCATTTTTTCTTGAAGATTTCTTTTGTCCATTCTTTCTTTGAGGAGTTGCATATTAACCTTTCTAATTTCCTTATTTAATCTCTCATTTTCTTGAGTTAGAGTTTTCAATCTCTCTTCAGACCCCCCTTGAACCAAGGAACACTGACCCTTATAAAGCTTCATCAATTTCATATTTGTTAGTCGTTCATTTTCCAGTTCACCTTGTAGGGAATCGATTTTCTCCTGCATTACTCCTTTACCCTGATTAACATCTTTCGGAATAAATGGTTCAGCATCCACCGAAAAATCGAAGGAACAAGACATACACGCGATGATATACTTTGTTTTTAAGATAAAAAAACTTATAAACCAATCAAATTTTATGGGAATCAAAGAACAATTTCTTTGTAATCAGTGAGTTTATCAACTATGTTATCTTCTGAATTTAAATCATACCATTCATATCCTTTCAATAATCTTAAAAATATCCTACCTCTGTTAAAACAAGGTATAAAGTTCATGTAGGGATAATTAAATCTATCCCATCTCCAGACATCGGTATAAGTATATTCTTTACCTTTAGGGTCAATAGTATCCCATTTATCAGTAAATTCATCAATAGTTTCGCTATATATACCTGCTTCTTCTTCATAATCGTGATTCAATTTTATATTTAGATAATAATCATCGGTGATTACAGTGGGATCATAATCGGCGTAAAATAATCTTTCTACCCTCGGCATTCTATCTACATGATAATCCCTAGACTCGGAGCAAAGTTGACTAATATGTTCTCTCTTGAGAAATGAAAAGATAATAATAACCACTTCTGGTGGAAAGTCCTTTGACAGACAATATATCACATTGTCTTTCCAAGACAGCATTGTAAATGTAAATGTAAATGTAAATTGTATTTATTACAATGAATAAATACTTAAATCAAATTTTATTCATATTAAGTACAAGTAATCTCTCATAAAAAATTAATCGTAATTTATCAATATGATTTATATATTATGATTGATATTTCTGAATCGTTTAATCTCTTCTCTACTCATGTTCATTTTAACTAGGTCTTCATATTCAACGAATTCAAAATCTTCATTTGATTTTGCTCCAAGTTCTATAAAATGATCATAGTAGAATACTAGATCATTATCTAATAATCGAGTGTAAACTTCTTTATAAATTGGTTTCCTAAATTTAAGATAAACTCTGCTATTCTCAATCCAAGCTTTTTGAATCTTCTTTTTTACTTTTTCTAGAGGCATGTTGGTTACATCAGTATTATCTACATCTATCAGCATCAATGATGCATAAAAACCATATGTTTCTGATGCCACAGTTCTTGGTAAAATATTTTTAACGACTATATCACCCTCTCGATTTGTAGCAAATATTATGCCTAATTCTCCATCTCCTTCAAAGAATTCTTCGAAATAAAACTCATCATCTTCTAGTAATTCGCAACTTGTACTCTTTTTGATATTCGGTAATTTTTCACTATCAACGAGAGAAGGGGAACTCTTCGATTTATTCATGTATGTGATTCAAAATTGTAAAGTCTACTAATCAAGGGATAGTAATATCAAATTTTATTTAAATAACGAATATAAATTCAGTTAAATATTCAGTTAAATATTCAGTTTAAGATTTAAAATATAAATCTATAATATATTCAATATGAGTAATTTTGAACCAGAATCTTATCAGGGGGATTTAGAAATAAAAGAACTTGATCCGTGGTCAATAATTGAAACTTATTTTAGAGATAATCCGAATTATAAGTCACAACATCAAGTGGATAGTTTTAATGAATTTATTCATAGTAAAACGAATGGTATTGAATATATTATTAAGAGAGAAAATCCACAGATAATATATAAAGAAGCGATAGATGCCGATAAAGGAAAATACAGATATCAAATTAATTTATATTATGGTGAAACATTAAATGATGATGGTTCAGTAAATAATAAGATAATTGATAATTTATTTATTTCTTCGCCGACAGTTTATACTGATAATAAAAGTAGTTATATGTATCCTAATGTTGCAAGATTAAATGGTTATACTTATGCTTCATGTATCTATTGTAATGTTGGAGTGATATTTAGAGATAATGAGAAAGGAGAAACTACGATTAAGAATTTTGAAAAAGTAAATATTGGTTTAATGCCTATTATGGTGAAAAGTAAATTATGTGTGTTAAATGGATTAGATAGTATCAGATTAAGTGAATTAGGTGAGTGTCCTTATGATCAAGGTGGATATTTTATAGTAAAAGGTAAAGAAAAAGTAGTTTTATCTCAAGAGAAGAAGATTAATAATATCCTATATATTAATTCCCAAAATGATGAAATTACTCCAATACAGGCTGTATTAAAAAGTATTTCAGATGAGGGATTTCAATCTTCAAGAACAAATGCTATCGCATTTTATCGTCAAATAGTTAAGTATAAACCGTCCAATGATGATGTTGCCGAGGT